GCTCATCCGGGGTCGCTCCGCTGCGGATAAAGGCTTTATGCCGCCAGCCCATCAGCTCGGCCAGCGGCATGTCGTACATCTCGGAAGGTTGCCAGTGAAATATCGTGGCAATGTCGGCCATCAGGTCGTTGACCGTCAGGCCGTGCGGCCAGTCTATTCGTCCGACTTCGACTGCAAAAAACCAATCACCTTGCCGCCCAGCGCAATCAGGTCAACCGGATCGAGCGCGTTACACTCGGCTTTTGTCAGGCCCGGCAGGGTAATGCGGGGCAGCACGGTCAGCAGTGCGTCAACGTCCGACTGGCACAGATCAGCCAGGCGCACGCCGCGCAGGCTTCCGGTCATCGGCTTAATCAGCTCCACGCTTTTGATTTCGGTTTCGCCGCGCAGCAGTGGGGTTTCAAACTCAACAACATTTTCTTTCTTTTCCATGATTGCTCTCGGCCAGCCATGCCGACGTCGCCTGGGCCATCATGCACGCACTGTTAAACGAACCGCTTACCGCAGCCAGCGGCGGCGCTAACCCCTCTATTCTGGAATTTTACTGATGAGCAAACGCAGAGGCCGCAAGGCTCAGACCACCACCGCGCAGCCTGAACAGGCAACCGCGCCGCAGCAGCACGCCGAGGCGTTTACCTTTGGCGATCCGACACCGGTCATGGATAAGCGCGACATTCTGGATTATGCCGAGTGCATCGGTAACGGGCGCTGGTTTGAGCCGCCGGTCAGCTTTAACGGGCTGGCTAAGAGCCTGCGCTCGGCCGGGCATCACAGCTCGCCGATTTACGTAAAGCGCAACATTCTAGCCTCGACCTTTATCCCTCACCCGATGATGAGCCAGCAGGAGTTCAGCAAGTTTGCGCTGGATTATCTGGTTTTCGGTAACGCCTTTGCCGAGCTGCGCCGCAATGGCCTGGGTAAGCCGCTGCGCCTTGAAATAACACCGGTCAAATTTACCCGCAGGGGCGTGAAGGATGGCGTTTACTGGTTTGTGAATGACTGGAAAGAGCCGCACGAATTTTCGGCCGGCAGCGTGTTTCACCTGTTGGAGCCGGATATTAATCAGGAGCTTTACGGCCTGCCGGGATACCTCAGCGCGCTTAATTCTGCCTGGCTTAATGAAGCGGCAACGCTGTTCCGCCGCAAGTATTATCAGAACGGCGCGCACGCCGGTTACATCCTGTATATGACCGACGCGGCGCAGAGCAGCAGCGACGTTGACCGGATGCGCCAGGCGATGCGCGACACGAAAGGGATCGGCAACTTCCGTAACCTGTTTATGTACGCGCCTAACGGAAAGCCGGACGGGATCAAGATTCTGCCGCTTAGTGAAGTGGCGACAAAAGACGATTTCTTTAACATCAAGAAGGCGAGCCGTGACGACCTGCTAAGCGCACACCACGTACCGCCTCAGATGATGGGAATTATCCCGGATAACTCCGGCGGATTCGGCGATGCAGTGAAAGCGTCTCAGGTATTTGTGCGTAACGAACTGACACCGCTGCAGGAGCGACTGAAGGAAATTAATAACTGGCTGGGCGAAGAGGTGATCACGTTCCGCGCCTATGAGCTGGAGCAAAAGACGGCCTGACCGGGCGGCTCAAAATAAACCCCGCCTGATTAAACAACCCCGCAAAAATCACCGCCTGTTTTCATGGCCCCGCAGACGCGTTCAGACGCGTTTTGCGGGGCTTTTCTGTTTCAGCAACCTGATTCATCCATCGCCGCCGCTCCCGCCTCCGTGCCGCTGGCGAAGCCTGCGCATACATGTTTGCCCCCCCCCGCGCGCAATGCTTTCCCCGCCTCGCCTGCCCGCTTTATGAGTCGGTTTTAATGCAGTTGTCGCTTGTCAACTATGTATGTTATGCCTGGCGCCACGTAAAAAAATCAAGGTATAGCTACAGATGCAAATTAATGCAGAGTTACGCAAGAAATTTTTGTAGACTTGGGCACTATACTAAGGGCACGTTGCGCCTGACTAAGCGTAGATGTGCAATTAAGACATGTCCCGTCTTGTATTTGTACATTGACCTATTCCTATGAGGTTAGAATGGATAACAAAATCGTAGAAATTGATACTAAAAAACTTGAATTTGACCCTCAGAACCCAAGATTCTTCCGTCTGAATGACGCCAGTAATGCTGCAACTGTAATTGAAGAAATGCTGGATGATGAAAGTGTACACGACTTGATGTTATCTATCGGTCAGCAGGGCTACTTCCCAGGAGAGCCTTTACTGGCTGTAAAAACAGATAACAATTATATAGTTGTAGAAGGAAATAGACGATTAGCTGCGGTAAAGCTATTAAATGGCGATCTTCAACCCCCTAAAAGGAAATCAAAAGGGGTCCAAGAAATCATTGAAGACACAATAAATAAGCCTAAAAAACTTCCTTGCATTATTTATCAAAATAGAGAGGATGTTCTAAGGTACATCGGCTACCGTCATATCACTGGTGTAAAAGAATGGGATTCATTATCTAAAGCAAAATATCTCAAAGAATTATGTGACACTTTTTATGAAAACGATCCGAAAGATATAGTATTAAAAAATCTTGCTCGTGAAATCGGAAGCAAGCCACATTATGTTGCAACTCTTTTAACTGCGCTAAATCTATATGAAGTAGCGCACAATAATGATTTTTTTGATCTTCCAATGAAAGCCGCAGATGTTGAATTTTCGTATATAACTACTGCATTAGGATATTCGAAAATAACAAAATGGTTAGGTCTGCAAGATAAAAAAGATTTCTTAGACCCGGATTTAAATGAAGAAAATTTAAAACGTATGTTTTCTTGGTTCTTTGTTCCAGACCAACAAGGTAGAACCATAATTGGAGAGTCGAGAAGAATAAAAGATATCGCCGCTGTTGTTGAGAAAAGCGAGGCGATTGATGTTTTAATGAGAAGTTCAAACTTAGATGAGGCATATCTATATACAAGTGGTGAAAGAGAAGCATTAGATAAAGCATTAAATGCTGCAAGTGTAAAGTTGAGAGTTGTTTGGGATATGCTTCTTAAAGCTAAGGAGCTAACTCTTGAGCACGAAGAATCAGCTTCGGAAATTTTCGAAATGTCAAAAAACATAAGGAATCAAATTAGAAACAAAAGAGAGGACGATTGAAATTATGATTACAAATCTTGATTCAATGCCCTCGAATGAGCCTTATTTATGGGCTGATTATATTGAGATATTAGTCTTGACTAATACCGATCGGTCATTTAGTCGAGGAGATCTGTATAGTACGCTTCAGGCGCAACCTGAAGCCGTTTTAGCTGAAACAGAGGAAGCGGAAGAAGAAACCATCGACGATGCTGTCGATGAAAATGATGCTTTTGTCCGCAGAAGAGCTAGACGAAGTGTAAGCCGTTCATATGTAGATAGAAAATGGATTTTTGCAATTGGCTTTGTTCGACAACGCATTGATTTATTTGGTGATAGTTATCCTTTCATTTTATCTGATGATAACGATACTGTGGAGTTACGAGATACATCTGAAGAGCAGTTTAGCCATTTAGAAAAATTGTATTTAGCATTGCTGATATGTGCAAATATTAAATATGTTTCTTTAGGGAGCCGAAGAGAAATAACACGAAGCTTTGAATTAATTAGTTTGCCAATTTTTGAAAGCCTAATGCCAAGCGGAAGTATTGTAAAGGCTTGTTGGGCTTCAGGGGGGCAGCAAGCCCCATATACTGGTACTTTATTTAACAAATTCAAGCATATTGCAGAAGATATTCGCTGCACTGCGAATTTTAAAGAGCGTGACTTTAGCCGTGGGAATAGCGGCGATGGTGGTCTTGACATTATTGCTTGGCATCCTATGGGAGATGAGAGAGATGCAATACCAATATCATTTGTGCAGTGCGGCTGTTCTCAGGAAGAGTGGGAAGCAAAGCAATTAGAAGCCTCTCCTGCTATGCTTTATAGTAAATTTCCTGTAGCACATCGATGGGCAACTTATTATTTTCTACCACAAGATTTAAGATGGATGGATGGAGAATGGGCGCATAAAAGCAAATTAGGCGATGCTATTTTTGTTGATCGTCTAAGATTGATAAATCTAACCAGAATCTCAGGGACTATTGATCATAGTTTAAGCATCGCCTACCTAGATAGAATTCTTGAAGCTAATGCCGAGGTTGCTTAATCCCATATATCTGGTAAATTATTCGCAACCGCCTCAAATAAGGGGGGCGGTACTGCATTTCCTACAACAGTATATTTCATATTCATTGTCGCCCTATCAGTTTCAGGGAATACTAACGCTCCAAATCCTTGCAGGAATGCAGCTTCCCTGTAGCTAAATCGGCGAGCCGGTTCACTCGAAATAAACTGCCATTTATCTGGACCAAGTTTCTCCAACATTGGGCTTATTGGGTGTAAAGGCATATGACGAGGGTTCGCTACAATAGTCTTCGAAATTTGGGTCCAGTCTTGCCTACGGTTTCTAGATAAGTAGTACCAATGAAAGTCTGATTCGTAAAATTCACCTACTGGCCACTCAGGTAAATGCCCAATAGCATCCCTGATAGTAGTATATGGTTTCAAGCCATCACCATAAGTTGGTAAGGGAAATTCATAATCGGTGCCAAAGTCGTTACGAATACCAACTATAAAAATACGTTTTCTATCCTGGGCCACGCCATAATGAGATGCATTAAGAACCTGTGATTTAACCCGGTAGCCAGCCTCTTCAAAGACTTTAAACTGATCTTTCAACAAATGCTCGAAATTGCTTCGAACCATGCCGGAAACGTTCTCAACGATAAATGCTTTGGGCTTTACGATCCTGAGCGCACGAGCAAACTCCAAGTATAGAGTATTGATCTTTCTATCTGCCTTCCTTACGCCACCTTGACTAAACCCTTGGCAAGGATAGCAACCGACCAATAGATCAGCAGAAGGAAACGATTCAATAGCAGAAACGTCCCCTAAAACGTAGTCGGTTTCAGGGTGGTTAGCCAAGTACACATCACGGGCATACGGCAGAATGTCATTTGCCATGAGCACGTCAAACCCTGACCTCAAGACCCCTGCATCAGAACCACCACACCCAGAAAAAAGCGACACTACAGTTGGCATTGACCCCTCCTAAAAACCGACCGCGTATTATAGCGAAAGCAGCCTCGGAAAGAAGCAAGTTTTCACTAAGGCTTAATTTTCTCACTTTTTCGAGGCTCTGGCCATAGATAAAGGGGAAAATCATCACTTCATTTTCAATTAATTCTCAAAAGAACTTGCTGAGAAAATCACAGAATAAATCTTTTCTTTCAATAATTTATCTTTGGCAAGGTCCGCTATCAGCCCCGGCGCGATTTCACGATCCTTTTCTTGGCAAGTACTTTCAGCCGCCAGACGCGCAATCATCTCGACCCGCTCAATCATAACATGCTCGTTTAGCTCTCTATCCACATAACCTCCACCATGAGGTACTGTACAAACATACAGTATCACGTATTGATAAAAGGTGTGAAGGAAAACCCTGATTTAAAACACTGTATGCGCATGATATATATGGATATTAACTGTTATTTTTTCGTTGCCACCTCTGCTAAAGCCGCAACACGCCTAAGGATTTTCATAGCCTTATCCTGATACGATGGAGCCACCGCAAATATTTCACCTTTTGAGGTTCCTCTTACCCATTTCCCGTCAAAACAACTTTTACCACCTGCCATCAGATGCAGGGCTTCGCCCCGGCTGATAGTGATACCGGTTGTCAGATGTATCTCGTCGATAGTTTTCGCTATAGCTGCGCTTTGCTCATCCGTTCCGTGGATGAATTTTCGCCGTGCTGTTGGCTTTTGCCTCCTGAGTCGGTTCGTCAGCTCTCGTCTTTCACGCCGACTCAGAAGTTTTGTTAAATCCAGTATCGGTGGGTCGCTTTCGCTTCCCGTACAGTTATTGAGCCGTCTATCAGCGTTGCGTCTTCTGTCAGGTCGGTAAGCAACAGTAATTCTGAAACTGTCAGTTGATGCACCTGATCCGGGTTCAGCTTGTTGCGAAGAGTCTGTGCTTTCATGCCTGCTCGCTGCGCCAGCTCAGTCATGCTGTGCGTCAGCGCAAACTTGCGGCAAGCGTCGTCATAGTGGTTATGGGTGGAAGTCTTAAAATCAAACATGTGCGAATCTCCCTATTCACTTAATGTGAATTATCCGCCAATAACGAACTGAAAACGGGAATGCCCGAATGCCTTACGCAACTGCTCTTCTTTCCAACGAGCGTAATAGATACGAATTGGTCCACCAGCTTTCTTACAGCCTTTGCGTATAGTGCGTGGCTCGATAGGCAGTTGCGGGTTGTCACCGGTAGTCCAGCGATAAACAGTGCGGCGCGAAACACCTTCCAGTTCAGCAAACTGATCAGCAGTGACAATAGGTGCGGGAACTTTGATGATTGCGATTTCAGAAGCCATATAGCATGATCCCTAAATTGATAACATTCAGACAATGAGTGCTTAGTTTTTGCCGACGTTTGCCACTCACTGCCACCGTTCATAGCGATACCAATACTAATATTAGTATCTAGCAATAAAGGAATGCTAATTTTAATGATTGAGACCAATTTTAATAACGAGGCATCACTAAAAGAATCTGCGAGGTTTATGGGTTTACTCAGAAAATCCAACTCGCTAATCACTTCAAAATCGCAGCCAGTTCCTTACAGAACCGTTATACGCGGGGCAACATGTCGTACGATTTTGCTGTGCATTGCGCGCTTGAAACTGGCGTAAGCCTTAAATGGTTGATGACTGGTGAGGGAGAGAAAAACCTGTCTACTAATGAACCTCAACACTCAACCGATCTTCCTTTATTCGAATTAAGTGAAGGGGAGCTAACCAATATTGGTACTCTTTCGTTTGACCAGCAGCTTTTCACTAAGCAACCGAAAAAAGGTGCCTCTGTGAAAAGCGATAACAGCACCTATGTAATCGAGCAGGAATCCTCTTTGTCTGATGGCCTTTGGTTAGTAGATATTGAAGGCGCATTGAGCCTTAGAGAAATAACCGTTTTGCCTGGTAAAAAATTACATGTAGCCGGTGGAAAAGTGCCGTTTGAGTACGGAATTGATGACATCAAAATGATTGGTCGTGTGGTGGGTGTATACAGCGAGGTTAATTGATGACTGTCCGTAAAAATCCTGCTGGCGGCTGGATTTGCGAGCTCTATCCAAACTGTGCAAAAGGCAAACGTATCAGAAAGAAATTCGCCACCAAAGGCGAAGCGCTGGCTTTTGAACAGTACACCGTTCAAACCCCGTGGCAGGAAGAAAAGGAAGACAGGCGCACGTTAAAAGAGCTGGTTGATTTATGGTATAGCGCTCATGGCATTACACTGAGAGACGGCTTGAAACGTCAGTTAGCCATGCACCATGCTTTTGAGTGTATGGGCGAACCACTCGCACGCGATTTCGATGCGCAGATGTTTTCCCGCTACCGAGAAAAACGGTTAAAAGGTGAGTATGCCCGTACAAACAGAGTCAAAGAGGTATCGCCTCGTACGCTTAATCTTGAGCTGGCCTACTTCCGGGCAGTGTTCAATGAGCTAAACCGCCTCGGAGAATGGAAGGGTGAAAACCCACTGAAAAACATGCGCCCATTCCGCATAGAAGAAATGGAAATGGCCTGGCTAACTCACGACCAAATTTCGCTACTGCCCGGAGAGTGCAAACGGCATGACCACCCTGATTTAAAAACCGTGGTAAGAATTTGTCTCGCCACTGGCGCACGGTGGTCTGAGGCTGAGAGTCTGAGGAAAAGCCAGCTCGCGAAATACAAAATCACATACACCAACACTAAAGGCAGAAAAAACCGCACCGTCCCAATCAGCAAAGAGCTCTATGAGTCTCTGCCTAATTATAAAAAAGGCAGGTTGTTTAGTGATTGTTATGGCGCGTTCCGGTCAACGCTGAAAAGAACAGGCATCGAACTACCGACAGGGCAACTTACCCATGTTTTGCGCCATACCTTCGCCAGCCACTTTATGATGAATGGTGGGAATATTTTGGTCTTGCAGCGCGTACTCGGCCATACCGATATCAAAATGACGATGCGATATGCGCATTTTGCCCCAGATCATTTAGAGGACGCTGTAAGATTCAATCCATTACAAAACACACTTAAAACCTTTAACAACACAAGCACAGAGGTATAAATGAAAAAACATCTGGCTTTATTTAACAATAACTTGGTTAATAAGTATGATTATTCATTTAGTATAAAATCATTATCGACTCAGCTACTAGAACATTATGCGTGGGAGTCAGGCATCCCGAATTTCATTAATCACGACATGCATCGTCCACTTTCCTGGTCTAAGATACATGGTCTTTCAATTGATAATACAAAAGTTGGCCTTTTGGGTGAAATATCGATCCCTGAAACAAAAAAAGAAAGAAACATAATATGTAATCTCACACAGAATTATTTAGAAAATACAGTTTTTAACATCACTCATGAAGATAAAGATAAATTAAAAAATCTCATTGGGGAATCTATTTACTCAGAAAGCATTAAATTTATCAGGGGCGAATGCATCACAGCATTTGATACAAACATTGCATTGAAAAAATTCCCAGAACTTTTTGGGAGTTACGAAAATGATAAACGTAGCCTTGTAGATTTATCAACTCTTAATTACATAGCCCCAGGAATTTTCGCTTATAATGGTCTTTTAGTATTTGCTCACCGATACTTTAGGAGATCACTTTCTCCATTAAATAACCTAAACACTCCATTACTTAAACAATTACAAACACTTTCTTCTGATAAAGATCTTGAAGTCAAAATATTGCTGGATCCGCATAGCCTGGGATTGCCGGGTTCATATTTAGAACCAATAGAACTTGACTACTGGTGGGGACCTAAATTCGATGATTCATTAAAAGACATTTCTAATGGAGTCGCAACACATGTAGCCTCTAAAGAGGAATCATTTTTTAATGGTATATCAAAGACCGAATTTTGGTGGCACGACCAGAATGGAATTAAATCATTGGAATGCGAAGAAACTAGAGACATACCTTCAGCCGAGATGCTTGAGTTGGGGAATTCCTATGGCTTCAGATACGCTCACTCTATGCTAACTAATGAAGGTATTCCAAATCATTTAGACGGCGCAATTCGTTTATATGATGAAGATGGTTTTCTTTCACGCTTAGATACCTCTATCGACAAGGCAGGGAAAAATGCTCACTACTTTAAAATTTGGCGCATCGATGGAGAAATTAGCATCTCTACATGGAAAAGAATATTATCCGATTATTACAAAGATAATCGTTTAATTGGAGAGTATTTCGAAGGAGAAGATTCAAAATCTGAAAACATTACTTCTAATAAGAAGGCTTTTTTAACAAAAGAAAAGAAATACGTTTACACTCCTAGCAAAGACCAAGGGCCTAGCATGTACATCTCTATAAAAAACAAAGATGAAAACATTCAACATGACGTAATTATCCATACTGAAGATCTCATTACTGATTACTTTGAATTAAAAAACACCATAGATCTTAAATTCATTGGATTACAAAAACAATTAATAAAAAAATTCAACAGCAATCTTAAAACCCCAAATGAATACATAATTATCGCATATGAAGATATGAACTTCAGAATACCAGAGGTTGCGTTTTATGGGGAGGCTTCAATAACTAACGCAATTGGATATCTTGATATCGTGCAGAGTTATATTCGTAAACTCCCCCTAATCAAAGAAAGCACAATAACCTTCGCCATATCCATAGAGTATGAAGATTTCATATTAAAGCTTTCGTGCATAACAAATAGTAAAGATTTTTTAGATTTGCTTTCTCATAATAACTTTATCCCTACGAGTCATATTGATATACATGATTGGATATCAAGGACACAGCAAAATATAATTAATATCAATAATAACAATTGTGGACCAGAAATTTTATTCTTAAGAAACAAAAAAATTCACATCCCATTAGTAATGCTAAGCGAACATGAGAAAATTATTGACGGAAATAATTTAGTTGTCAAATTCCATAAATCTAACATTGATAATGTTACAGGTATGGAATTGAATTACAAACCAGTAATGCTTAATGCAGTAAAAAATGCGACTTGCGCTAAGTGTCATATAAGTTTTTTCGATTGTAAGTGCATATACAGTAAGTTGATAATGGATAAAATTAATCCTTTAGGGATTTATTGGTCTGAAACTTCCTCTTTCCCTGAAGAAGTGCTAAACCCACCTACTTCAAGTGGCGACAAAGTGGCGATAGAAATGGTGAATAAAGAGTAATCATTGGCAAATAGTGGCAATCTATGTCAATGATAAATAAAGTAAAGCATTGATTTTCGGTTGCCACTGTAGGAACTCATAATCGCTTGGTCGCTGGTTCAAGCCCAGCAGGGGCCACCAAATTTTAACTGTTAAATCAGCAAATTAAAGCCACCTTCGAGGGTAGTTTTTTTTATGAATTCTTTAGATGTAGCAAAAGAGTCGCACAAACTTTATGGACGAAATCTACTATGAAGATAAACCTACAATCTGGCACTATTCTGACTGCCTACTTTTTGACCTGTGGTATCCTTTACCTGTGGGGCTTCTGGCTTCATTTTGATTTGAACATTCTTCAATTTGTAGATGTGAGCGACATAATCAAAGCAACAATTCTGCCAATGATTACTAGTCTTTGCATCTGGGTTCTAAATAGCATTATAAATACAATTAACAATCCGGCGTCTGCCTCATCCCGTGAACTATGGAAAGCAGGAGGGAGATACAGACTTACAGTTTATTTGCAGTGGACATTTCTAGCTATTATAATAATTGCAGCATTACATAACTTCGTTAACATATTCCTTAATAGCACAAAAGCAGAAAAGTATTTCGTTATGGGTTTTTTCCTTTTTGGTTCCGTTTATTTTTGGGTTTCATTCAAGACTGAAATACTTATTGAATATAAGAAACAGAGACCTTTATTATTAGCAATAATAATTGGCATGCCATTAATTTTCATGCAGAGAGGCATCCAAGATGCTAAAGATATTTTAAAAGGTGATAACACATTTCTAGTTGAGTCTAACAACTTATGCAATTCCAAACAGAACTCTGAAAAATTTCGATATATTGGCACCCTTTCAGATAAGGGTTTCGCCTATTCTCTAAATAATAATTCTCTATGTATATTCAAATACGATTATATTAAGCTCATAAAAGAGAAGAGCATTAACGCATCTAAGTACAATTGGCTTGACAAGATTAATGTTAAAATCGAGCGCCTCTTCAACTAAATGAGAAATAAAAAGTGACAGCACAAAATTTGATAGCAGTTGGCGGGCTTCTGGCTGCCGCATTTTCAGCTCTTGCTGCTGCTTTTGCAGTGCAACAATCAAAATTACAACGCACCACATTAACTAAGCCACAACTTATCGTGACAAAGATCACAATACCTGTCTTTAGTGATTCAGATGCTATATTTTCATTAGGAACTAGGGTTCATGAATTTAAAGTTCCTATAAAAAATGTTGGACTTGGCACTGCACTAAATTTGAAATATAGCTGGAATTTCGATTATCTAAAGGCAATAGACGCTTGCGGGTTTGCGCGTGTTAAATCTCACCCGGTGGATATTTTAAGTTCAGTTACAAGATATGGAGAACTTAACAACACAGCATTCGTGGATGATAAAGATAGCAACGAATATTTATATATTTCTTTTTACAACGACGGGACTTTTACAGGGCATTCTATTGCTAAAGTTAACACCGACATTGAATATATTATTCCGATTACTCAGGACAAAACCGTTACGGTACTCAAACTACCCTACCTTATTCCAATGTTAATCATTAACCAACTAGAATCCATTCGGTCATTTCCTGACGTAACGATTTTTGAACATGATGCTGGCATCCTTACATTAGAATATGAAGATATATCAGGATATAGATTCTCTCTTAAATTCGCTTGCACTCTCAGGTTAATTAAATATAAGGGTAGCGTCAAACATGGGAGCGAAGCCGTTTATGAGTTAAAACTTCATCGAATTAAAAAATTATATCAAGTTAAAAAATTCTTAGGTGGGGTTGCTTCAAAATTTAAGCTTTTGAAAAAACGGTTTAATGCTTCATAAACATTTGATTATAGTTAGGGTGCTTTTCCCAATGTGCATAAGCGGCCTGCCAGGCTTCGCTCTCATTTGCAAATGGACTATCTGCAACAGGAAGCCATTCCAGTTTATTGTTCTTAACCTGCCCGAATCGGACATTTCAGAACTCCCCGCGAGTCCACAGCGCATACCTGTTATCCGGTCTCAACCGGTCATTCCAGATCGCATCGTCAGTTAACTTTTCTCCTCGCTCCATAAACATAAATAGCGCGCCACTGAGTGAAAAACGTCGCATTTTTCAGCACTCTCGCCAACAACAATGCTGTACATAAAAACAGTGTATAGCTTACTGAGTTTTTCAGTTTTGTAAAATGGCCTTAAACCTCTACAGCCCTTGGCCTGTCTGAGGCTGTTGATTGGTCACTAACTTCTTATAGAGATCCGATTAAGATCCAGAAGATGGCCTAAAATATTTAATAACCTTGATATTCAATGACCTGAATTTTATCCGTGATCCATTCGAGATCCGCAAAACTGAAAAGTACTAAAATTTTTTTCACTCTTTTCAGTTGGCGGACTTTAGCAGAAACCCAGCACCGGCGCGCTCTGGCCATGCCCTTTGTAAAAAAATCAAACTAAAAAATTTTCATGATGCAAAACCCGCAGGCGGGTGCGGTGTAGCGCCGATTTTGTCTGCACAGCGATTATTTTTCCGGGGCTGACGCGCAGCCAGTGCCGCGCTGTGCGGATGATCTATTTATGGTTGTCGTGCGTGATGGGCACGCCTTTGCGTGGCGCATCGTGCGTCTGAGGCGTTCTGGTGACGGGCATTAAAAAACCCGCTGCGATAGCGGGTTAGTGTGCTGGCTTACTTGCCTATGACGGGTGAATATTTCGTACTGAGCGCGG